AAGACCGAGATAACTCGCTGATATATTTACTCCAGTTAATGATGTACCCATAAGAATATTTTATTTACAAATATACTATTTTTTCATTTTCATTATATGCTTGTTGTGATGCTCACGATGACAGTTAGAACATAGTATCTCACATTTACCCATAATCTCAGTAAGTATTCTATCTACTTTACCATCATAGAAACTTTTTGCAGATAAGTTTCTGATCTCTCTTGCGATTGCAAACTTCTTTCTTTTAGTATGGTGAAAGTCTAACGCACTAAAGTTTTTATCATAACCACATTTAATACATTTAATATCCACGTAGTTAGAAAGTTTGTAAATGAATTGTTGCTTCCAATGTCTGTGTCTTTCATCTCTAGCTTTATTCCTGCAATCTTTACAATGTATCTCAGGTTTCTTATTTTTTCTTTTATAGTATCTATTGAATGGTTTGTGCTTTTTACAAGTAGCACAAACTTTACCTTCCTTGTCCTCTATATTTCTTACATCCATTCTTTGTACCAGTATAATATTTTCCTTGTTTTTGTGATGTGTGTCTTTTCTTTGAATGAATACCTTTTCTTTTTTTCTTTGGTTTAGGTTCGTATGCTTTCGGAAAAAATCTTTTAGCCATTACTTCTTAGAATACTTTTCTAAACCTCTTGATCCAAAGTATGCACCAATAACAGTTATAAGTACAATCTGTAATAAATCAACCCAACTTTCTTTGACTTCAAAAGATATTTTACCTGCATCTATAAAAACAAGAAGTATCGTACTGATAACTAATATTAATAAAACTAATGGTCTAATATTTTTGGAAAGCCAAGAATCAGAAGTAGAATCATACTTCCATCTTTCAGTAGTATTTTTCTGCATTTCAATTTCAAAAGATTGAAATAGTTGTTGTATCTCTTGATTTGCTTTATGCTTTTCTTCTTTAGTTTGAACAAATCTGTCAACGATATTTGCTATACCATTAGCAGTTTCACCAAATAATTTTTCAAATATCTTATTCATCTCTTAAAAATACACTAATAAGAAGCATACTAATTGCAAAAGCAACTACCATAAATACAGATTCTACAATCATTACAATTCATCGATTAATTCAATTAATTTACTTTCAATTCTCAAAAAAATTTCTATACGTTGTACCCCTTCCCATTCTTTCAATCCATCAGCTACATCCATCAAAGTGTTGATCTTAGATATAGTTTGATTTACCTTTAGTTGATTATTAACATCACTTTCAGATAAACTTACATCACTTAATAATTTCATATCATTTATTTTTCCAAATTATGTAATTACTGTTCTGCCAAAAATCATTAGTGTTTTTAGTATCAATAATTACTGATTCTTTATTTATGCTAAATCCTGCATCTGTGATTGCATTTTCTATAGCATAAAAATCAATATAATGATTTTTTTTTAATTGTATTTCATAAGTGACTTCTTCAATGTTTGCATCAACATTTTCTATGAAGTAAACTTTTTCTAATTGTTTCTGAACATTTAAGGAACACATACTACAAGTAAGTCCATCAACTTTAAATGTAATATTATTTAATGCTAAAAAAATAAATAATATTTTAGCAATCATTTTTTATAGACTTTATCCTCTAAACTATTAAGTCTTCTGTTAGTTTGTTCTTCGAATTTTTCTAATTCTTTAATTAGATAATCTATCTTTTGGTTGATAACCTTAGTATCATCTTGCTCTATTTTATATTCAGGAAGGGTTTTTGCAACTTCTATTTCTGCCGTTAATTGTGAATAAGTCATAGTAAGTGATATAATACCACCGACCAATAAACCTAAAAACTTTATATCTATTTTGATGTCGCTTTTACCATCGCCATCTACATCTAGTGCAACCTTTTTGTTTGTTATATCCTGCATATTTTTTGATTTAGATTTCTTCAAAATTAATTATTTTAATTGATAGATGTTTTTGCATATCTAAAATATCTGCTAGTATTGGATAAATTCTTTTATAACAATCTGTAGATTGTCCTAGAAATCCATCTTTCGTAATATTTTGTGATACAACATTTCCAACCAATAAACAACCATCTGTGTCATTATCAGTATTACCACAATGAATAAGAATATACTCAAAATTAGGAACATCAGTAAGCTGTAAGACACCTCTCTTATCATTATGAAGATTTGGAAAACGTTTTTTGTATTTAGCGAAATAACCTCCTTCCGTTCTGTATTTAATTTGATAAGTGCCTTCAGGTATGCGAGTTTCTCCATAAACTTTGACTTCCCTTTTTTCATCTTCGAGTACAAAGCATAGAAAATCTTTTTTGTTTGTTTCATCATTTACTAAATATAAAATTCCAAGTGTACTTTCATTTTGTGAACTAAATCTATACAATTCTAATCTCATAATTCTTCAACAAGGTTTGATAGTGTTAGAATACCCCTATAAATCGTTTCGGTGTCCGTATCTGCACTTATATAAGCAACACCATTACTTTGTGCAGAAATACATTTAAAGTTGTTAGAACTCATATTAAAGAATGTAGTTCTATCTACAAGTAATTGTGTGATCTGATTCATAGCTAAATTTGCATCTAACTGACCACCAGTATTTGTGTCAAACGCAGTAACAATTTCAACATCAGTTATAATCTCATTTAAATAGGTATCTTTTATATCTTCTGCTATAGAATTAGAAACTGAAGTAATTAGAATATATGGTGTACTTGCTGATGAAGGAACAACATTATATACTGGTACAGTTGCAGAGTTTAATGTGATGTTTCCATTAAGTGCATCAAAAACTTGTTTACGTATAAAGTGACTAGCATCTTTCATTTCCTATATTCTTTTTGTATTTGTACTGACCAGTTATCTTGAAATCTTTTTATTGCTTCTTGTATGGATGGTTCGAAGAATGGTTGTGCTTTCATAGTAGATGTACCTTCTTCTACAAACCTAGCATAGTTTGCATTATAACCAACCACAATACTAAATGGTTTACCTTCTAAGAATACCGATTGTTTTAATGTACCAGTATCTACTGGTACTCTCCTTGATGATCTTCTGATTATGTCAGTACCCATACCTGCAAGAAGTTTTGAAAACCCTTTGTTTGGTTTTACAAACTTAGCTAACGCTTTCATCTTACGATTGAAACGTCTTTTACTTTCTGCCGACATCCTTGCTTTTTTCTTTGCCATTATTGTTGTTTATCTGCTAATATTTTAAATGTATATAAATCTTCCTCATACATCTCATTGATTCTATATTTATTAGAATCATTTGTTAAGAATAATATATCTCCTCTTTGTATGTTCGTTGTAGCAGTATTCTTTCTAAGGGTTAATTCTATACCAGTTTGAAGTATTCGTTTACCATCTCTAAAAATCATTCTTCCATTTAAGAACTCACGATCACACCAAAATGTTCCTATCGTTGATTGTGAAGAAGTGAAACCACCATATCCATCAGCAGAATTAGTGTTTCTTTTGACTGTTAATCTGTATCTTAAATCTCCTGCCTTGATCATAATTCATTATAATAAACATATTTAGATAATATACTTTTTATGTTTGTGGGTAACTCTGCAACAATAGTTCCTTTAACATATTCTGCTCTGTTATCGTAATACGTTGTTGCTAGTTGTTTGATTGCCATTTTAATATCACTAAATGATAGACCACTTGTTGTATATACGATCTTTATATTGTTCATATAGTCAGAAGGTATCTCAATATATTTATCTTCAAACCCATAAACATTATGTCCTATACTTGATAATGTACCACTACTATCTTGTTGTTGCACAGATGTTACAGATGCTATTGGTGCAAATGGCAAAACTATTTTAATTTTGCGTTTATATAAATCACCATATTCACCTGATCTATTTACATTACTTACAAACAATGTTCTTGTCTTTGCAACAATATCTCTGTTCATATATCCTTCGCATTTCTCTCTTGCAGACTTAATCATTTCTGCAACGATAGTATCATCATCAGATGTTTCTATCCTTGCATAATCTTTTAGTTCAGAGTTTGCAACTATTTCACTTCCAGTAGTTGAATCAATTTGTACACTAATCATTATTTTGTTTCTTTTTTAACCTTTAATTCTTTTGTTTCTTTTTTAGATTTTTCTTCTTTAATTATTACCTTTTCACCCCAACCTTTTTCAATCCATTTAGAAACATTAGATTCAGGTATATCTACTATATCACCAATCTGATATTCTACACCCTCTCTAGTTATTTCGGTTTTACATTTAATTTTCATAATTCTAAATTTTGATTTAAACAAAGATAAAAAAAAAGAGCAACTAATTTAGTTGCCCTTTCTTATTAACCAATTACTCTTGATTATGATGTTTCGATTGCAGTTTTAGCTGAACTGAAAGCACCTCTAACAAAAGCATCAGGTAGATATACTGCGTGAGCAAGTCTTGCGATAGCTCTAACAGATACGAGATACTTCGAGAAATTATCTGAATCCTCATATCCAAACGCAACATTAACACCTTCTCTTTGGAATACTTGACTACCTTGTGAGAAGTCTCCAACACAGAAGTTTCCTGCTGACATTTTGTTATTCATAATAACTGGAACACCATTGATTCTTAAGAATCCGTCTGCACTTACGATTGAGTTACCTCTTAGATATTCATTAGTAGTGTCTTTTAATAACGCTATTTTATGGAAATCTGTAGGGTTCAATATAATCGCATTAGCAGAATAATTAGCTAAAGCTAACTGATTCAATGCAACATATAACACATCTAATTCTTGTGCATTATCAATCGCTTGATAAAAAGCACCTGAAGCAGAAGTATCAAAAGCAGTACCACCATTCAATAAACCTAATAGGTTTGGTGAACTTCCTGATCCACCAATTAGTTGGTCATCTATAACTGTGTTAAGTTTACCTACTAATCTAGTGTTAAGATAACCTGCTAAAGCAGGAGTATCATCTAACATCTCTTGCGAAATAGTCATTACAGAAGCCATCTTTTGCACTATTGCATCAGTAGCTACTAAAGCCATTTCTGAATCAGATGGTGCTGATCCCTCAGCAGTTGCACCTGCGTTGTCAGTATAACTGTTCTCTTTTACAAATCTAATTACATTAGAAGATGTAGAAGCAGTTGGTATTACGTTAAGCATATTCGTCACATTTGACGGATTGAACTTAATACCTGAAACTCTCTCGACACCAGTTGCATCTCTTGATGAACTAGCACCAGTAAAGTCTGAAGAAATGAGTACATCAGCTTTTAATTCAAAGTTAGCACTTGATCTGCTACCTTCTTTCATAGCTTTGAATGATTCACTTTTATTCAAACCATCAGCAATCATATCTCTACTGTTAGTATAAACTTTTTCAAAGTTGTCTTTTTTGTTTTCAACTTCGATCTTGTCTAATCTATCAACGATTTCTGAGTGCTTCTCAACAAGGTTCTTAACCTCGCCTTTGATTACAGTATCGACTTCGCTATTAACATTATCTTTGATTGACTTAGCAGATTTCTCCAGTTTCTCATCAATAATATTACAAACATCGTCTAACTGTTTTTTTATATTCTCATCCATTATTTCGAATTTAAATTGTTAAACATATAATTAAAGATTGAATCTGAAGTGATATTATCTTTCTTAGTTTCTAAGTGTGCATTACCACGAGTTAGTTCCTTGTCTGATTGGTGTGTATTATCACGAGCAATCAAAGATTTTAAAACTTCTAATTCATATTCGACTAAATAACCAAGATCATCTGTAATGTTTCCTTTACGGATTAACTTGATTAAGTTATCAAATCTCTTTGTGTAATAGTCGATCTTTTCAGATTCGCCTTTTACCTCTAATATTTTTGCTTCTTCGTTTGATGCAAGAGTTACTGCTGATATTTCAAATAGCTTTGCTTCTTTGATTACCCTGACACCATCTTCATTATA